CTGGTGGCGAAGATATTCCATATTTTGAAGCATGCCTTAAGTTAGTTGAATGGCAATTGGATGTCAGATGCAAAAATATGTAATCCGTCATCATGTTTACCGTCGATAATTTCCCTCATGATTTGATATATTTTCCATGCTTCAGATTTGTCGATAACAAGACTCTTGAATGGAGTCATATAATCATTGTTAATTCCGTAAATAGGGAATGATTTATTAGCATAGTCAATAATCATGCCGCCAGCTCCCCATACAAGCTTTATGGTCTCATCCATTCTTATACTCCTCTTTCCCCTGTATCTTAAAATTAGACCTCTGATTAGCCGCATACATCTTGGCGTTACATATAGGGCATTTAGTTCCCAGAGTTACTTGGCATCTATCGCATTTCCAGCAAAAGCATCTAGCGCGCTTATGTATTTGCTTCACGATGCTCCTCTTTCGCTTTTAGATAGGCTGCGTGGGCTTCCTTTTCTTCTGTATATGTACCTAGATTGATTATCTTATTGTTCACTGTAATTCTGGCTCGCCATCGAATAGACTTGGCATCTTTCACCAAGAAATATCCTTTTTCTTTTGATGTATTTTTCTTAATTATCCTATTCTCGCATTTTATTAAATTTTCTATTTTATTATTAGTTTTATTGCCATCAATATGCCCAATATATTTTGGAAGTTCTTTGTGATGGTAAAGCCAAATCAAGTAAAACAATGACTTAGAATATTTCTTTTTATTAATGTTAAATCTAGCTACTACGGTTGAATTGCCATCCGGGTAGCATCTAAATGTACCTAAAGTTCTGCCAACCATGCTCCCATGGATTTCTTTTGTTCTTATCAATTCCCCATCCCGATACTCATAATTTTCATGCAAATAATCATAAATCAAAGCCACTTCATCATCCGTCATTCTCTTTAATCCTCCTATTCCTGGCAGCTTGTTTCTTACCTTTGGAGTAATATCCCGTTTGTTTCCCAGACTCATTCCAGTTCAGTCGTATCTTGAAATAATCCAACCAAAAATTACTTGGTCTCTGATTCATATCGCTCATAAATCTCCTTACTTACAGCGGCCATCCCTTTCTTAAGCTTTTCAACATCAGCCTCAAGCTTACGAAGCGCTATAACATCCCATAACTCTTCGCGTGTTTCACGATAGCGAATGTATACAGACTTGAAATAATAATACATGGTGGTCATCAGCAATCCTCCGCCGATGACGCCACCAACAAACGATGCTAGAAATAAATCAACTTGATTTTGGTCCATGCTAATCTCCAGTTACTACCAAGGAACATCTAAGCTATCAACAACTGGTTGATTGCGACTAAATGCGGATTCAACAGCGCTAGTAGTAACCTTAGGTAATTCACGCTTAACACCTGTTTCAGTCTTAAAGTCAGCGTTAACAGGATGAACTTCGGTAACGTTATTGCCAGTCAAGAATGGAGATTGATCAGGCTTAGGATTAGTACGAGGCATACTCCATTCACCAATCTTGATTCCTAGTATTTTACCAACCATTGGCCTATGGTCTTCGTTACTTGGAACATTGGAATGCTTAGGAACGTGACCACATAGCGTATAAATCAATTTAAGCATGTTTAAAGCGCGTTGGGCGATGGTGTCCTTATCATCGAAAGTCTTAATCTTTTGCGTTACTTCACGACCCTTGAAATCGCCAGATGTGATTTTCCAAACTATCTCATATTGGTCAACGTCTTTATCATTAATCTTCTTGGATGTTAATTCAAAAGATTTAATTTGAGCTGGCGCAGTTGTTCCATTTGGAATTAATTCAAAATCAGGCACAGTTGCGTCTTCCAATCTTCCCGTTAATTCTTGCCCTTCTATTCTTGATGACCAAAAGCTCATTCTTGTTCTCCTAAGATACATAAAGATTTAATTGAAAATTGAAGCGCAATTTCTAAGTTTGTTCTGGCTAATGCGATGGCTCTTAATCCGGCACTGTCACCATTCATGTCGTCGCTTATCTTCTGCAATTCTTTATCTAATTCAATATATTTTTTTCTAATTTCTGTCATTCTGTCTATTTCTGTTTGATTGATATTACTTATAAAGTCCAATCTTATATCTAATGCCATTATTCTTCTCCGTCGTTAAAGTAATCATTCATTTTTTCTTTCACATATTGCAAGTCGTTGTCGATATACAAGGTATCAAACAATCCAAGTGGCGACTTACTCAGGTGAATACCATCTGAATTAGTCAGAAATTTATATTCACCATCAACCACCATGCTAAACAGACAGCAAGTAAACATACCTTCAAGTGCTATCTTGTCCTCCAGTAACTTGCCGATGGTCTTGATTTTCATATTACCATTCTGGTCGGCATCACTATGAGTTAATACAAAGCAATGCAAATCATCTCGTGTTTCGGTTAACGCTTTAATTACGCTCCAAGCATGCAAAGCTAATTCAGAGTACTTGTCATATCCTCTCTCACTAACTCGATTCATGAATTCATGAGCAAGAAGATACTGAAAATCGTCAATCACCAAGGTTGTAATATCAGGCCTACGCTCGTTAATAGCCTTGATATAACTTAGCAAAGTACGATAATCATCTGACACATGGTAATTCTTTTTTTCTTGACTGTATTTTTTACGATAACCCCTAAAAGGAAGGGGTTTATCGAGGATTCCGAAAATGTATGTTGATTCGCAATCTAGGTTTCTAAGGCTTGTTGATTTGCCTGATCCACTAGGACCAAGTATCAGTGTTGTTGTGCTCATGCTAGCATCCCGGAAGTACCTTAACATGTAATTTCGAAGGCTTAAGACTAACAAACTGCTTCATAAGCGCCTTTTCTTCTTCAGAGCCATATTGTTCACAGGCTTTGATGATATTCTTGTTTAGCTCGAATTTAACCTTTTTGGCTACTGGGTCAAAACCTCTTGGCAAAAAATGCCCCATGGTTTCATACTCATCAATATTTAAGCTATAATTATATCCAGTTTTCACGGTAACTTTCCAACGGCCATACGTATACGTCTTCTGACAGTCATCCCCATGCTCCAGAAGCGCATTCAATCTGGCCTCTAATTCTTCTTTAATACGTGTAAGCTCTGCTACTTGTAAACTTATCGTATGCAACGTTAACGCAGTCTCTTCAATTCGCTCACTACGTGTCACCATATCAGCTTCTGGAAAATCATTCATTTTTACTCTACCTATTAAAGTGCGTCGGTATTGACGTGAGATAAGTATATGAAACAATTGTTGCATAGTCAAGTGGTAATTGATAAAATAATTCTGGAGGTAAACAATGACATTAGATGACGTTAAGAAAGTATTCGGGACATGTTACAACTTTGCGCATAAGACAGGGTGGGCGCACACCAATTACTATAACTGGAATAAAAAGGGCTATATACCTATTCAAACGCAGCATGAGATAGAGCGGTTGACATTAGGAAAGCTTAAAGCGGACATAAACCACGGCAGGATGAAGAATGACACCAGAACAGCAGGCGGAGTTTGAGCGATTACAGAGATTTGAGGAAGCACATAAGTTGCGAGCGATAGATATTGCTTTTGATAGATTGCAGGGGCTTTATGACATGCCTTATTCCAGGGGGTTTGATGGGGTTATGTCTGTATCGGCCTTTCGGGCTATTTGCGAAGTATTATTTTTATTAAGGAAAGAGAAATGACGGAGGCAATGTTGTTAGGATATATATTAGCAGGCTTTACTTTCGCTCTACATGTGCGGCGGTCTAAAAACTCCCTGTAAATGCATTCCCATTCAAATGTCATTGAAAAGCCTCCAAAACCTTACGCCATTCAATAATATCGCATTCCATGCCTGCGTCATTGTTATCGATAGCTCGTAAAATATCTTCACACATTCTGGTTTTAATATCCTTTCGAATATGTTTGGCGTTTCGAGATAAGGAATGCGCAACCATTTCAACTACATAGGTTTTACGTCCTAGAGCGTAGCGGAATGCGGCAAATGACAAAGTATTTAGATCATCCCGTCCAGCAGGCCAATCTCTCGCCAAATCATGTTCAGATTGATTCATTATCACCTTTAATCTCTCGTGACGATTTTCTGAGGTAAACGCAGTTCCAGCACACAACTCACAAATAGATATCCCATTACCTCTAGGCGACCACCTATGCTCACACCCATCACTTATCTCAAGACTCATCTCGCCTCCGATTCACTAATTCAAAATTATCACAATCAATCAACTGTGTCTTAACATGAGCTTCGTTATGCCAGCGCACCCACATC